CGCTGCGTCAAGTCGCCCATCAGACGTTTATCGCCAAGCGCCGCAGTTGTAAGAGCTTTAGCGTCCGCGTAGCCGCGAACTCTAGCCGCGTTAGCAGTAAGATCTTCTAGGCCAGTCATCAACCGCTGCGCTTCCGCGCGAACAGGGCCGAACACTTGATTAGCGTCTATGCCCATGATCTCTAATTGACGTGCCTTAGACGCTACAAACTTATCTATAGCTTCAGGCATGATAGCGCCTGTCGTTGAGTTAACAGCTTCAGCGCGGGCTAGATCCTGAAGGCCGCTTGTCATGGCCTGACGCGCTACAGCGTCGTTACCAAATGTTGTAGCAAACTGCGCGGCATTATCTTCATTAGCTAAGAATGTATCGACAGTCTTACTAGGTAAAAGACCGCTTTGATTCTTCTTTGTCGTGCGTAAGATGTCCGTGACAATACCCTGCCTAAAGCGCGGCACAAACTCCTGACGATATGTCTCTAGGGCGTTTGCGTATTCAAACTTAGCGCGTTCAGGTATGGCGCGGGTGTCTCTGACGGCAGTATCAATAGCGCCGTGCAGCTCATATAGATCGCCCATCGGTCTACCGGCAGCTTGAGCAGCGGCAATATCTTTGTTAACCGACTTACGAACGCGGTCTAGCTCACGCAAAGTAGCGCCGCGTTGCAGATCGTTAAGATCTCTGACAGTTCGTGTAGCCACGCCTAACGGCACGTCAGCTAACCGACCACCAAGAATATTTTCAGCGGCTTGTATAACACCCTGTGTATCAATGCGTCTGTTGCCCGCCGTTCTAAAAGCGTCTTCATACAGCGGTGTAATGCGCTGTTCACGAAAAGCGTCGCGTGTCTCACCCAGACGCTGACTTAGCGCTTCACCTGGCGCAATCTGACCCGTAGCAGGCAGCATCTCGCCCGTAGCGCCAAGCGCTTGTTCTGTCGCTTGCTGTTCAGCCGCGTATTGTCGCAGTAACTGATTGCGCGTCTCGCTTAACTGCGCCCGCGCTTGCGGCGACATCGCCATGCCTTGTTGCTGTATCTGCGCGTCGATGCGTCCAAGCTGATCTTGAATAGCCTGCAAACGTGTTTGCTGCGCTACTAACGCTTCCCGCCCCGCTGGCGAAGAAACCGTAGAAAGGCTTGCCTCTCTTGCTGCAAGACGCGGCTCATACTGACCAGCTTCAGCTAAACGCTGCGCTACTGTGGCTGTTGGAGCACCTGGCGTCACTGGGACATTAGCCCTAGCCGCCGCCGCAACAGCGTTAGGGTCTGTCATTATGTCGCCAAGGAACTGGTTCTCTACAACACGCTCGGCCATTCCTTGATTAAACGGCGCGAGCATGGATGGGGCCGCGCGCTCTACGCCTGCGCCAATACCTCTAGCAGCTAACTCAGGAAGGGCCGCAGGGCTTGTTAACCGAGACATTGTTGATAGCGCGCCGCTACCAGATAAGCCCCCGATACCTCCTGTGAGAGCCGACACGCCCGCCAACGCACCAAAAGGATCTTGTTTAGCAAATCTCCCGCCGCGTTCAATAGCCTCAACGGGACTCATAACAGCGCGGTTTATTTCACGCGATACGGCTGAAGGAATTTGTTGTATTCCTTTCAACGCGGCTGCGCGGCCCTCCGGCGTTGTAAGTCCAATAAGCCCTTCAGCTATATCATATCCTTTTGCACCAAGTCCTACGGCGCTTTCAGGTATATTTTCTATAGCTTCGCCCATACCACCGACAAATTCTTCGGGAGAAATGGCTAGTCTTTCAGCAACATTAACAAGTTTCTTACCCACCGGCTCCGCAGCGCGGTAAGCCTTATCTAAAAATCCTACTTCACCTGTGACTTCAGGTTTAACGGCTTGTTCAAGCCCGCTAACGTCATAGTTACTAGCGCGCAGCTTTTCTATAAGCTGCGCTTTAGTCGTGCCTTCAGGCACATTCTTGATAACGGTGCCATTAGGAAGCCGGACATCCATTAGGGCATATCCCCAAAGTCAATAGTTTCATCGCCTTTTAGAGGCTTCGGCGTGGATTCGCCAGCCTTACCGCGTGACGGACGCGGACTCTCAAACGCCGATTTCTCGCCCGTTCCAAGCAGCTCATTAATGGTATTGAGTCGTCGTTTTGCAGACGCTAAACCTTCGGCGCTTGGATTTGACCCAAGAATCTTTTCTAGCTGTTCAGCTTCTTTAGCCGCATCCATTTGACGTGCCGTAAGACCAATAGCACCGGCAAAGCGCTGACGAATAACGCCAGATATGGTTCTAAGATTATTATATTCTTCCGCTACTTGCGTGTCAGACATATTGCCGAGCGCCAAACCGGCACCCGATGTTCTTAGTTTGGCTTTCCAATTCTGCGCCGTTGTCTGACCCGCTACAGGAATACCGCCAGCCGTAGCCAGACGATCAAGCCCACGATTCGCGGCGTCAACAGTCTCGTAAAGATCAAGCTGCGATTGAACGCGAGGACGATCTTCTGGCGGAACTTGGTTCAGCATTGAACTACGTTTTATATCGCGCTGGATGATCTGCTCTTGCGGAGACAGCGGCGCGTTCATTTGGTCAGTGCTTGGTGGCATACGTCCTTGTGTAGCAAACGTATTTAACGCAGGCTGATTAGTGACCATAGCATTAGGCGGCATAAACGTAGGTTGTTGCCGGACATATTCGTTTGGCCGTCCAGTGCCTTCTATAATCATTTCTTCAGCTTTAGCTGTTCGCGGCTTACGTTTTTCCGTAAACTCTTCGCCGCTTACAAGGTATGGCTCAAGGTCAGCAACAGTTGGTCTAGGCCCAAGTTTGCGCTGCATTGACTCAGGTAACTCAGGAAAGATCTTAGCGTATTCTTGTTCAAACGCGCCAGGGCGTTGCGGGCTATGCGCTAAGTAAGCGCCGCGTAAAAGATCGCGGCCAAGTTTTGACTCTTCAACGCCAGCTTTAGCGGTAGCTTCGCGGCCTTCGGCGGTCACTTTTTGCACTCGCGGATCCATCAATGCGCGTTCAGTAGCTGTCTGTGCTTGCGAATAGCCGGTGCTGGCTTTCTCAGCTTGGCCTCTGAGGCGCGCTAAATAAAGATTACGCGAGAAGTCAGGATCGTATTGAAATACCTGTTGTGCAAATCTTGGATCATCAAAATTTGGCGTTAGCCCCCGCAACGCTTGTTCTGCTTGCGCCTTGCGAGCATACTCATCCATCTGCATCTGCGCTAACTGTTGCTGTTGAGCGCGAGCGCCCATCATCTGGTATTGCGCCAGCATGTTCGTAAAGTCAGTGGGCGTGTTCGCTAGGGCGTTGCGCGAAGCTATCGTGTAATCAACTGGCATAATTAATACCTATAGGCTGTTGGCGCACCTTGAAAACCAGGGCTAAATCCAGCGGCATAAGATGGCATACCGTTTAGATATCCTGCTTGGTTAGCGTATATGGAAGATCTGCCTTGAGGCGCAAAACGATCCGCCATGCCGTAAGCCAACATAGCATTGGCTGGCGTCTGTAGCGCGCCTTGCAGCGCCGATGCGCCGCCCATGTAACCTGAAGCGCGTGCTTGTCCTACGTTCTCAATAGCCGACGCATAAGGGTTAGCAACCGCTAAAGCCGTCATCTGAGGACTTGCAAGCCCTGTATACGCGCCAGATACAGTGCCGCCAGCGTTAGAGGCTAGATTACCAAGATTAGCGCCCGTTGTAGACGCAGCTTGGCCTAAGTTAGCGCCCGTGCTAAACGCGCCCTGACCAATATTACCGCCCGTCGTCAAAGCCGCTTGGCCGAGATTAGATCCGACGTTAAATCTATTGCCCGACAGTTGGCCCCCTGTCGTGCCTGCTAACTGTGATACTGTGCCCGCAGCACCTGCGCCTCTACCAGCAATATTTTCAAGCCCTTGCGTAGCCGCAAGACGATTAGCCATGAAACGATTATAAGCGCTTTGATATTCTTGACTACCAGCCTCTTGACCGTATCGAATACTTGCTTTCATCGCCGCGCCTGATCCGCGCAGCCCTGAAGCGCCTTGAAGAGCCGACAGCGCGCGTAAACCTTCCTGTGTGCGGAAGGCATAGCCAGGATCCATTTTAAGTTCTTCAAGCGTCGGTTCGCGCGTATATTCGCCGCCAGGTGCAAATAACGCCGCAAGTTGATTAGTCGCTCCAGCGCCTGTGGTCGTATAAGGCTCTTGAGCTGCTACGCCACGCCCGTAAAACTCTCGACCTATATCTTCGCCGCGCTGCGCCTGACCTAGAAGATCCCCACGACCCCGACCATAGTAGTCAGTAAGAGCACTTTCGCCTTTGCCGTAAAATTCTCTTACGTCGCCCGTGCCTTTGCCGTAAAATTCTCTTACGTCGCCCGTGCCTTTGCCGTAAAATTCACGGCTCGCAGCCGCGCCTTTCTCAGCCATCTGGCGCGCTTGCTCAAGCGCTTGTTGTTGAGCGATATAACCCAACATGCCGCCCGTTTGAGCGGCTTGGGCCTGCGTGCCAGCCGCACGCTGTGAAGCCGCATAGCCAGCCCCACTACTGAGCGCGCTTGCTGCGGTGCTTCCTAAAAGGGCTAGTGTGAACGGATCCATAATGCCTCTTTATATCACGAGTTACTTAAAAATCTAACTGTTGGTGCCTGTGCTACCCCGACGACCTCATTACGGAAGGACTCAGTTGCCGCTGCGCCCTGCCGAACTTCTTTGGCGACCTCGATCTGTAGCATAGGTAGCGCCGCGACGGCGCAAACCCACTCGTCTACTTCCTTGCCCGTGTTGGGGTTTGTGCCCCTGAGAAGCGTAAACCACGCGCACTTAAGTTGCACGCAGTCTTTCTTGATTAAAGGGCAAAAAGTTCCGTTCTTCAGCTCCATGTTTAATCTTTCGTCGCTATGATTACGTCTACATACTGAACAGCGAGATTAATACTTGGCGCGCTGAAGCCGTGGGCGTGGCCGCCACCGCCGCCTGTATTGCCAATAGATGTCGAAGTAGAAACGCTAATGCCAGTGCCTGCGCCGCCTGTAGTTAATCCGGCTGCGTTAGGAACCGTAAAAGTGCCGCCAGTACCTGCGTTATACGTATTTGACCCGGATACACCAGTATAGCTATGCGCGTGGCCTGGATCGCTTACAGAGCTAGAACTCGACGCGCTGTGGTTATGCGACGGTATGTCTGATGTCGTCAGCGTATAACTAGCGACCGTGCCGGTGACAGCCTGTGAAGCAAAGGCTGTCGTAAAAGCAACAGAGCCGCCTGACGAGGCTGCGCCCGACACAACGCGGAGCGCTTTGTTATTATGGGTTGTGGATTTCGTCCAGCCTGTCGGAGCTGCCGTCTGCACGAACAGCATTGCCGTGCCAGCCGGTAGGTTTTCCCAGTCACCGTAAAATGTCGTCGCAGTGACAGAACCTGTAAACGTCGTGTCGCCAACGCCGTCAATCGTTTGACGTGTGGCGTTAGCTGTTTTAATAACAAAATTACGTGCGCCAGCGGCAGCAAAAATAGAATTGCTGGCGTCTGCCGAGATGGTTGTGCGGGCTATACCCGCCGCTGAGAGCTGTATTTTGCCGTCATTATCAATGTCTAATGCTTCAGATGGGGCAACAGTTCCAATACCTACATATCCTGAACTTGTAATAATAAAAGGCGTTGCGTCAGGATCTGTTTCATCCTGCACGCGTAGCACAGGGCCGGTGCCGGTCTGTGTGATCTTAAGCGCAGGGCCAGATGAGTCGGTCGAGATAACGACGTTGCCTGACAAAACGGGGGACAGCGCAGTTGTCGGGGCCGCTATATAGTCAACCGTCCAGATCTCGACATCATCAGCATCTGTCAGTTTAAACTTATAGGTTGCTTCACCTAACCATATGCTAGCTTCGCCGCGCGCGTCTAGGATCACAGGATTAGAGTTAGCAACAGCGCCTGTATAATCCGTGTATGTGGCTTGAGGAAGCGTCGTGCCAGCAATGTAAGTATAAACTTTGCCGCCAGATAAAGGAACGCCGTCAGCGCCAATGAACTGTGATTTTGCGGTGGGCGTAACGACAGCCATTATTCACCTATATTACAAGAGACGGTCATAATGACCGAAGGAATAGCGGGGCAAAACGCGGTAGCTGGGTCAGCCAGAAGTTGAACATTCGTATTAGAAGTAGCCCACATTAGCTCAAAATAGTCGGCAGTATTCATTTTTAGCACAAAATTCCACGCGGCGACATATTCTTCATTTGAGCCTTTTAATGTAACTCGCGTAGCCGAATTAGCTACATCAGTGCCATTTATACGCGCCCAGATGTAGACATTCTTAGTGTTGGCGTTTGTGCTAGATATTTGTAAAGAAAATTGAAAATTATACGCGCCGGGTCTGTCAACATATATGCGCGATGTGGGTGTTCCGAGATAAACGCCAGCCGATAAGTCCGTGTTGTTAAAAGTTATGGGGTAGCCAGTATTGATAGCCGCTGCGGTTTGGTCGGTCGTGTCGAAAAAGGTGCCATAACGCAGTGACCCGGAACCCAGCAAAACAAACACATTATAGAAGAACCGATACCATTCGCGTGTAACATAGAGTGTTGCCGCGTCCCATATCTTGACGCGCGCGGCGGGGACTTGTGTTGTGTTATCAGGCATTGGTCGGACTCAATATAAGTTCCGCGCCCATAATAGCGATTTTAACTGGTTCTGTCCCTGAAATCTCATATACGCGGTCACGTATCTTCATGGTCATACCAAGCCGCCGCCATATGGTGCGATAGCCATATTGACCGATGCGACCCATAGACTTCCAATGTTCATTCGACCACGTATGACCGCCATCATCTGACCAGCGCAGCATGACCTGCGGGTTAACGCCTGGCGCAATTGTAGATTCAGCCAAAAGACGGTCATTATCTTCAGTAGTTAAATAAAATTCATTTTCCGTTATAATCAATAAGTTATTGATGTATAAATAATCTTCGCCTGAGAGCCCAACGCCTGTTTCGCAATCTAATTGCAAACTGTGTTGCGTCGTGCGCTTAAGATTGTTTTCGCCTGTAGGCAACGCGCGCCATGATCGCAGCCACTTCTGAATAGATCCGGCTTCAGAATAGACTGTTGGGTCATAGGCATAAAGACCGCCAGCAACATAATCGCCGATAACAATCTCAGTGTTATAGTTCATCTGACAGTTACCGCGATGCCGCGTGAACTGGTTGTTTTCCCACCCTGCGCGCTCATGCCATGCGCCGGTAGCCACGTCAAAAACCCATGTCGTGTTAGCAGTCGGAAAGTTTAAGACATAAAAACTATGGCCATCCTGTTGATAAGTATAAGCCACCGCGTCAGATAACGTCGCGTATTGTTGGATCTGCCACTCAACAGCGTGCGTCGATACGCGCTCGCCGGAGTATCCTTTTGACCGATAAACGATGCCATAACCGCGCGCGTCAGATCCAAGCCAGAAAAGGCCATTGTCTAGCTTGGCGACTGAATAAGCAGCAAGACAACCGATTTCGTTAAACGCGCCTTGAATACGCGCTAAGGGAAAATCTGGCAGTCCGGCGTTATACCAGACCTCAACAGAGTTTTGCCCAAATAGCCATACCTCGCGGTGGTCAACAATTAAAGTTACAAGATCGTCTGGCGAACCTTCAGCGCTGGCAAAATCAAGCGCGTCAATCGACAAACCGTTGTAAGTCGCCGTCACCCAAAATTTTTGACTGT